GTGGCGAGCGTGGTTATGTTGATTGCGCCCTCACCCTGCTGTGCAAGCACCCCGGTGCCCACGGCAAGATCACCAGCCTGACATAATCCCTAACAAAAGGAAATCAAATGTCCCAGATTACCGTTAACGAAGCCGCCTATGGCTTCACAGACATCATCACAGTTGATTACAATGACCTGATCGCCCTTGGCACAGGCAACCAGAAGGCTATCGCTGTCATCCCTGCGGGTGGCGCGGTTGAGCTGGTTGGCGTGCATAAGGCGACTGCTGCCTCCGGCAGCACAAGCGTTGTGTTCGACATTGGCACAACCTCCGGCACCCCGACAGAGTTCATCTCGTCTCTGGATGCCGATGGCATGACGGTTCCCGTTTACAACACGGGTACATCGTTTGTGCAGAGCGCTGGCACAACAACCATCAAGGGCGGTGCGCTTCCGGTCAAGGCGGTGTCGTCTGCCACGACTGTGTACCTCAAGCTGACCGATGCTGCGGTTGCCAGCCTTACGGCGGGCAAGTGGGTTATCGGCCTGCGTATCCTGAACCTTGGCAAGTTTGCCTAATAGTTCGGTGTGATAAAATTGGGCCACTCCTAAACGGGGTGGCCCTTTTTGTTTTCTGGTATGAACATCATCACATCGCTTCCGAGGTATTCGGACGGGGAAATCAATCGCGCCTTAATCAAGGAAATCCAGACTGGGTTTCAGCTTGAAAAGGCCACTCAGCAAAAGCGCGAAATTGAGGCAGCAGCCCAAGCCCGCGCACTCAATGGACACAAGGGCATCAATGGACTTGGCAAGGCGGTTGGGGTTATCCCTGAGCGGGAATACTACCGCCTAATCAAGAAGTATGGTCATAATGAGGTTCACAGCAAGGACTTCCTCCGCTATTTCCAGAAGAAATTTCCCTCTCTCAGCCCCAATAAGATTTAATGAATAACAAGACATACAGCGATTTGCTTGGTCTGGTTCAGGCTCTTGCTGGCGTGGATGCTTTCACGACGCTTGAGCAGACGAAGATGTTGGCCCTCATTAATCGCCGTCTTTATGAGGCTTACGAGGGAAGCCCGACATGGCCGCGCTACTACTATCCTGCCCAAGCTAGGCCAATCATTGATGGTATTATTGGCCGCTCGTATAGTGTTATTGGCGGAACCCGTACATCGAGCAGCGCAAGTCGGTCCGAAAAGATCGTCACGATTGTCTGCACCGCCGAGATTGACTTCTGTGCTGGCATGGAAGTTACGGTTAGCGGTATGAGCGGAACTGTAAGCCCTAATGGGACATACACAGTTTCCGCAATTTCCACGACAACCATTGATAACGACACGTTCAGTTATGCCTTGGACAGCGGAACCGGGACTGAAATTTACACGGGAACAGCCACCATTACACCTACGGAACTGCCTGAAATTGGGGAGTTTAACCGAATTTACAGTGGCGATCCATATGCCTCAAAGGGCTATTTGGAGTTTCAATTCTTGGTTGATGTTGATGGCGCAAGTATCATCAATCGCGGCGCAAACAACAATGGGGCTTGGGTAAACTTCAAGGAGGAGTGGCCCGGTCCCTACACCACCGCATCTACCGACATCCCGCAGGAGTTTTACAATTATACCGCCCATGCCGCCTATGCAGACTTCCTTCGCATGGACGGGCAGGTTGATAAGGCCGTTGCTGAGGAGAAGCTGGCCCAAAACTACCTTGATATAGAATTGATGAAGGCAGAAAACCAGAGCAACGTAACAAATTCGTACCGTAGAATTTCCACCTATACATCCCGGCAGTATCGTTGATACTATGAATAACTCGCTTATCGTTAATCTCTATCCAGTCCCCAATGGCGAAACCGACGAACGGCTGACAGTCAGCTCCTCTGTTGTTTCCCTCACAGGCGCTTGGACGGCCAGCAAGACAAAGTATGTCCTAGTTGATATTCAGGGGGCTGATGTCATGGTTACGTTTGACGGCAGCGACCCGTCCTCGACCAATGGGCATTTGTTCAAGAAGCTGGCCGATCCGTTCTTCTGGCACCGGGACACGGCCCGCGTTGCCAAGTTTATCCGGTCTGCCTCTACGGATGCCTCCGTCCATGTGACTCCGTTTAACGTCTAAAACTTATGGCTAATTCACGCATCGTCAACACCCCGTCTCAGGCCATGCCGCAGCCGGGGACGGTCCATAAACAGAACACCATCAGCAATACGGCAGAGCTTGTGATTGATTGGACGCTGGCAACCGACACCCAGCACATTCTGGTTCAGGTTAATGGTGCCGACATTCGTGTTACCTTTGATGGCAGCACGACCCCCACAGCCTCGGTTGGATTCCGCTTCCCCTCTGGCTCTAGCGCCTATTGGACGCGCACAATGGCCCTGAAGGCAAAGGCTATCCGCGAGGCCAGCACAGATGCCGTGCTTGAACTGCAAGAGTTGAACTACCTGTAAAATGGACGTTTTCAAGACCCTCCTTCTCGACACTCCCGATTCGCTTAGTTCGATTACGGGAACCCTCCAGATTGTTAATGGCGGCACGGGTGCCACCACGGCTGCTGGTGCCCGGACAAACTTGGGTCTTGGAACGGCGGCTATTCTGGATGCTGGATCGGCCAATGGCGTTGCTACCCTTGGTAGCGATAGCAAACTTACTTCATCGCAAATTCCAGACATCTCCATTGTTGAATATCTTGGCTCAGTTGCCAGCCAAGCCGCAATGCTTGCCCTTACCGGGCAAAAAGGCGATTGGTGCACCCGTAGTGACTTGGGAACCAACTTCATCATCACGGGAAGCACTCCGTCATCGCTGTCTAGTTGGACGCAGCTTTCCTATCCGACTGCCCCCGTTACAAGTGTTGCTGGTAAAACAGGCGCAGTTACTCTTTCGTCTAGCGACGTAGGATTGGGCAATGTAACCAACAACGTGCAGACCCAAGCTGCTATTGTCCCAAATACAGCTCCTTCGGCTGGTCAGCTTCTTGTGGGTAATGCCGGTGGAACGGCCTATGCCCCTGTTTCTGCAAGCGGAGATTTGACAGTAGCCAGCACGGGCGCACACACACTTGCCACGGTCAATAGCAATGTCGGCTCTTTTGGAAGCGCCACGCAATCTCTGACGGCTACGGTTAATGGCAAGGGGCTTGTCACGGCCATGAGCGCCCAAACAATCACTCCGGCTGTTGGAAGCATCACTGGTCTTGGCACAAATGTTGCCACGTTTCTTGCTACCCCAACCTCTGCCAATTTGGCTGCTGCGTTGACCGATGAAACAGGAACAGGAGCAAATGTTTTTGCCAATAGCCCAACGCTTGTTACTCCTGCACTTGGAACGCCGTCTAGCGGCACTTTGACGAGTTGCAGCGGCCTCCCATTATCTACAGGCGTGACTGGCAATCTACCCGTCACAAACCTAAATTCTGGCACCAACGCATCGTCGGCTACATTCTGGCGCGGTGATGGCGCGTGGGCAACTCCAGCCGGCGGATTGACATACGTCGTCAAGACCGCGACCTACACGACCCAGAATCTTGAGGGCGTATTGGCAAACACCACTTCCGCGCCTTTTACTGTCAATTTGCCTGCTTCTCCATCAACTGGAAATCAGTGCGTCATTGCCGATCACTCTGCTACCTTCGGAACCAATAATCTTACGGTAGGAAGGAACGGCAGCACGATCAATGGAACCGCTGCTGATCTAGTTTTGGATATCAGCGGCGTATCGGTTCAATTTGTTTACAACGGATCAACGTGGGATGTTTACGCCCAAATCGGCGGAAACGGTGGAACGGCTGTAACTCTGGATGGGGTGCAAACCCTGACTAACAAGACCCTGACCAGTCCAGTTATCTCAGCGATTACTGGCCTTCCCACCCTGACCGGCGGCGCTGGCAACATGACGATCACATCCGGCACTGGCAATAGCCGGACGATGGCGTTGCAGACGACCACGAGCGGCGGAACAGCGACTACGGCGCTGACGCTCGGTGCGGATGAAAGCTCGACAACTGCTGGTTCTTTAACTGTTGCCGGTGCCGCAACATTGGGAGCCAGTACCGGACCTGGAATTTTTAGCAGAGAAAGCAGCGTGTTTCGGGAATACATCGGAGATGGGACTGGTTACTCAAGAGTTTTTGCTAAACGAATTTCATCTACCACGACAGATTTGGTAACTATTTCTGATAGCGGAAATTTGACGATTACCGGAGCACTATCCAAAGGCTCCGGTTCATTCCGAATTGAACATCCCCTGCCTTCTAAAACAAGCACGCATCAGCTCGTTCACTCGTTCATTGAGGGACCGAAAGCCGACCTCATTTATCGCGGCAAGGTTGATCTGGTGGGAGGCAAGGGCACAGTGAACATTGACGCCGCTGCTACGATGACGGAAGGCACGTTTGAGGTGCTCTGCCGCGACGTGCAATGCTTCACGACCAATGAGAGTGGATGGACTGCGGTTCGCGGCAAAGTTACCGGCAACATCCTTACCATCGAGGCCCAAGACGCATCCTGCACCGACTCAATCTCGTGGATGGTTAT